ATTAATATTAAAATTAGTCGGGAGTATTTGAAATGCAAATATCAAGAAACACATGGAAAAAGCTAAACAAGCTAGCTAACATTTTAAACGGAGACATTATCGCCTCGGATTTTAATGGCGAGAAATACGACGTTGAATTGCCAAACAAGCAAGAAATGGAGCAATATGAATGCAGAAAAGCTGACGGAAACGCAAGCATGTATACCTATAACATCTATATTGATTTTGACGGTCAATATGTTGATATTTGGAGCAAACAACTTGTTTATATATCAGGGAGTTGCAACGTAGTAGCAGAATCAAGGTTGAAAGCACTTGATAATATGATCGAAACAGCCTCTGAAGATATTGAGAAATTTAGATCTATTTGGTGTTAATAATTAAATAACAGAAACCACCCCCTGAAAAGGGGGATAACAATGATTGAGTTAAAATTTGCAATCAACTTCTTAAAGGTTGCAAGCATAACGGCAGTAGTAATATTATTAATCCTAAAAGTAGACGGGAGTATATAATAACATGCAATCATTCATTCATGATATTTTTACAATGTTAATTATTATTGCCTTGATATTAAGTGCTGGAAGTATTTTGATATTCGCAATAAGTCAACCTCCTAAACAACAGAAAAGTAAAGGAGTTTATGAGATTGAACTAAAACAATATAAAGCAACTCACAAAACAAGTGAGACAGTTTATATGTTTTATTCAGAAAATAATTACAATGCCAGAAAATGGTTAATTAATACTCTAAAAACAGATGAAAAAAATTGGATTATTGAAGCAACCGGGATAATTAAAACAATAGAAAAGGAAATTGAATAATGAAAAAGATAACAAAAGAATTGTATGAATACGAAGATATTATTAAGCCAGAAAATGAAAATTTACTAAATATAATAATCGAAAAAGAGTGGGATATAAATATATATTATAATTGGTATGAGTTCATATTAGAAGACTATAACGAAGGACTAAAAAAAGACGGCTTTTCAAATATAGAATTTGAATTTACAGGTTTCCTTAATCAAGGGGACGGAGCCAGCTTTGTTGTAATAGTTGAAGACAAAGAAAAACTTTTCAAAGCATTAAAAATCAAATGTTTTCATACAAAAGAGTTTATATTTGATTATATAGATATATATATAAAAAGAAGTTTAAGCTGCCATTATTCACATAAAAATAGTTGTTTTTGTGAAGTTGAAATGTTCTTTTATTAAGACTTAAGTAAATATAAAAGATTTGATTTATACATAGATAGTCTTTTTGAAGATATAAAGTTAAAACTTGAAAATTATAGAATTGATATTTGTGAAAGATTATATAAAAGCTTACAAGAAGATTATGCATATAGAACAAGCAAAAAATCAATAATGGAAACTATTAACGCAAATGAATTTATTTTTAATAACAAAGGAGATATTGAGCAATGAAAACTGAATACACAAATAACGATATAAATAAAATGAATTGGTACAATAAAAATATAAGCGGCGTCCACGACTAAGCAATCATAACAGACTAACTGATATATAAGCTTGCTACATTCTTTGATATGCAATAAGCTTTTTATTTATGTTCAATTGTACAGTCAAACATACATACACTATTGTTTTGTATTCAAGATATATGATTAATAGTACTTAATCAAGTGTATACAAAAGCACATTAACGCAATGGATATGTATAATAGCATTGATGATTAGCTAGTATTTTTTTTAATCATGTATAGTTTTCACATGTTGCATAGTACCATAGCATGCTGTTTTCTATAATATCCAAACATGTCACATAATACCATTGAGGATAAAAGGACAGTCTATTTTTTACCCGTACAGGGTACCATACCACCATAACCGCCATACCACCAAAACAAAATATGGAGTGCAAGTCAATTATCTTCATATTAACATTGATGTTTTAAGGTTTTGACTGTATTTAAATTTTCAACACTGTTGTTTTATACCGACCTATACCGACCGAACGCCCAAAACAAGCAAAAACAAGGCGAAAACATGCCATATACAAGGGAACTCCATACTACGAAATTGTAGGAAAAAGACCCCCCATTTACCTACCTCTTCAACTGTCCAACGCCCTCTTTTTTAATAATTAGTATTTTCTCAAATTCAAGAATTGAAATATTATTTTAAGGGGTATTTTATTTTTAGAAGATATATATATATAATATAACATTTTGGTATTACACAAAAAGGGAGAAATTATATACTTGACATAATAAGCAATGTTTGATATACATTTAGGTGTCAAAGAAAGTATTAGTAATATTATATATTATATATTTATTGTATTTGAACATCAAGAAAAAAGGAAAACTTTTCTTCCGACTGGTGTTTTCAAATCATAATATAGATACTATAAAGGTAATACAAAAGAGACATTAAAAGGGTAAATATCTACAATTTAGTAAACGAGTTCTTGTATTGATTGTATATGGAGTGGTAATTTTTTATTTTATTCATTAGTAGTTGGTATAGAGGTAGTTATAGGTTAGTATATATTTTTATTTCTTATTTATTAAAATTAGTGGTTGACAATAGTAAAAGTTTTGATATAATATCGTCATGTTGACGAAACACCCGACCAACGGGAGGTAATATTTCTTTAAGACTAAACTATAACAATCTACACAATGAAGGAGTATTGCATGAGCGAAGTAGTTGATTTAGAAATTGATAGAGTATGTGAAGAGCTAGGAATTAGTGATTACGAGTTAGAACTAAGTATAATGAGGATATCAGACTGTCGAAATATCGATTTACGTGGTAAATTAGGTATGGCTGTTAATTTGGAGTCAGAGTCTATAGATGAGATGACCGAGTGTGATGTTGCAATGAGTAAATTGATGTTTCTGACGAATGAGATGAAAGACTCTTCTCTTGGGGTTGAGAGTACTGTGCCTATATGCGATATAGGAGATAATATTGATGTTAGTAAAGAGATTATAGGTGTTCTTTCTGATGATATGTTAAGAGAGCCAAAATACTACAAGGCTGCTTTGAAAGTATCTTTGCGAAGGATGATAGATTTACAATTACATATAGAGGAATTACATATATTACATTGTCGGTCAAAAGAAGAGCCTGTGGATTATAGTACTTTGTATGATAATAAGGATAGGCAAGTATTACAAAAGTTAGGACGTAAGGCTAAGGACTTTGACCCAGAGATAGTAAAGAATTTATTTGCTAATGGTGCAGATGTAACTACTGTGTGTAATATTATTAATTGTGATAGGAAGACTTTCGAGAATTGGACTTTACGTATATATGGAAAGCAACCTAAGGAAGTAAAGAAGATGTTCAATGGTATTTTACAGCATAAGGCTAGGACTAAGGTAATTAAACATTCTGGTCGGAATGCTAATGCTGCTATCTTTTTAGCTAGGGCGACTGGTGCTATGGATGACAGGGTTGTTGCTGATAGTGATAGTTCTTCTAATGGTGGTGGTTCTGGCGGAGGAATTAAGGCTATTGTCTTTGGTAGTGCTGTTGAGTTACAGAAGATGGGAGGAATTGGTATTGTGGATGTTACTTCTGATGTTACCGATGTTACTCCTACTAAGACTAAGCAGATAGGTAATGTAAAAGACCCTAATAAGGATTGCTATAGTTATAATGATGGTAATGATGATGAAGATATTGATAATAATGATATAACAAAAGGTGAAGAAGATGACTAAAATAATAATTAAAGAGTGGATAGCCGAAGATGAACTAACCGAGGATATAATGTACGATACATTGTTTGCCTTATCTAGGGTCGATGGTATTAGGTTTTTTCCTAAAGCTTTTGAAGTTGTTTCAGAGGTAGACGAGAGTGCCAAGTATGATGTCGAAGAATAAAAGTGATTAATTGTATAAATAAAGTTTGACATCTTTCCTTATCTTTGCTAGACTAGGGCAAAATAACAAGAAAAGAAAGAAGGAAGAAAACAATGAAAACCAAGATAGAAACTAAATTAATATATAGAGAATGTCCATATTGTAGGAGAGTGGTTCCTCCGTCATACGATATAAAAGAACATATAGAATTATGCAAAAAGATAAAGAGGAATAACAAAATTGTAGGAGAGTGGTTCCTCCGTCATACGATATAAAAGAACATATAGAATTATGCAAAAAGATAAAGAGGAATAACAAATGACAATAGGAATACTAATAGCAATAGCGATACTATTCATAATGGACGGTGTCACAAACAGAGCGATACTCCAACTCAACGACAGAATAGATAGGCTTAATAAGGAGTTGATTAAGCTAGGGAAGGAGATTAAGAAATGACAAATCTTACAGTAGAAGAACTTCTAATACTTAAACAAGTGGTAATAGCTTGCGGTATTTTCATGGGTATTGTTTTTGTTTATTTGGAGATAGACAGTTGTAAATTTAATAAGCAATTAAAAAAAGATAAAGAAGAGTGGAACGAACGTGCTAAAAGTGATGGCAATCCGTTCAGATTTTATGTATAATTAGGGGCAAACAACAGTAAAAGAAGGGAATAATGATGAATAGAGAAGAGCTAATACAAGCAATCTGCACCATGGGAAGCAAAGACCGAAACAATCCTTGCCCTTGTGGTAGCGGAAAAAAGTTTAAGAAATGTTGTCAGATTGGCGTTGATGCTACCAAGCAGATGATTAAAATGGAAGACAATAGAGAACGAGAACGGAGATTGAATAAACAAACAAATAAGGAAGCCACAGATGAATGTCAAGCAAGAACTGATTAATATATTAGAAAAGCACGACACGACAATCCAATGTGCGGTTGTTAAAAGGGCAAACTGGGATAAGGAATACGTAACTACGCTAAATTTTAATATGGGATATAGTGATGACGATTTGTCAATATTTCTTTCGAGTATGAACTTTGACCCTAATGATTTTAGAAATGTATTTGGTATAGAGATTGATAGTTCTATATTCCTAAACAATGGTAGTTTTGTTTCGGTTATAGATGATGGTGAAGTATTTTGGAAGTATAACACGAGAGAGCTAGTTAATAATAAACAAAGAAAGGATAATATGGCAAAGAAAGGAATACCAAAACAAGATGGAAGTGGTGGCGGTGCAAGGTCAAATCGTGGACGAGGTGGCTGTAAAGTAACAAAACCAACTGGTGGCGGTAGAATAAGTAAATAAATTAATAGTGGTTGTCTGTAAGTAAAGGTCACAGACAGCCACTTGTTTAAGCAAATGAATAAAATAAAGGAATGATATAATGATTAATTACGAAGACATAAATGACGACCAGTATGACGAACTGTTAAGACAAAGAGAAATCTGTAAGGTAGGTAGAAAAGCATTACATAATAGAGCAGATGAAATTACTAATGGTGGTGATAAGATTATAGAAGACTTGTGCAAACAAGGATATGTGATAGATGTTGACAAGGGGATTTTCAAACCAAAGCATAGGTTCTTCTTGTCGGAGTTGAAGAAAAAGACCTATGAAGCTAGAAACATGCTCTTGCTAAGTGAGTTCCAAAACAAGATTAGGCAAACACAGACAGAGCTAAGAGACATTGATGTTCGTATTAACGAGCTATCATCTCAATACGATGCAGTATGTTACATGATAGACGAATACGAAGGTCATAAAAGGCTGATGCTTAAAGACAAGATGTGTGAAGTGATATTAGAAGACATTGGTGAATGTAAATAAATCTTTTATGAGATTTAATAATAAAAAACAAAAAGGAATAAGATAATGAACGCAAAAGAAGAAGGAGCCGAATAATGAAAATGAAAGAAAGAACGGTAATAATATTAGCGTTTGGATTAATAACGTTAGCCATATCAGGACTTATGACGGTTGAACATCAATTAGATAATATTAATAAATCTATACTTATCAATAGCAAAGATATAATGGAAGCATATTATGCAATAAACACCAATCAGAAATATGGTGATATGTTATATAAAAATATAAAAGTTAATAGAAAGGATATATCCACTTTAAATGGAAACGTGAAAATGAACAGAGAGGATATAACTAAATTATACAAAGCCGTAGATATTAATCAAAAATGGATATTAAAAGAGCAATTAAAAAGGTTAAAAGAGCAATCAAAAAGGTTAGAAGAACAGACCCCAAGCATAGTATCTACAAATTATCCTTTTTGGTTTGATTTACAGTATTTTACTACAAATCAAAATATAATTCTATGTGAAAATTATTTGGTAACAACCAATCATATACAAACAATTGTTGATGGGTATACAAATACAATAGAAACAGGTAGTTGGGAAGTAATTGAAACATATAATGGAGAAAAGAAATGAATAAGAAAGAATTAGAAGCAGAAAACAAAATACTTAAAGATGCACTAAACGGAACATACGATGCAATTTGTGATGTATGTTTTTTTGTTGTACATGATATTTTTGATGATATGGGCAAAGCACTCTTACATGAAGCAGTTGAAGTAATTGAAGAGATTGCTAAAGAAAATGAATGGTTTAAGAAGAAGAAAATAGAGATTGACAATGAAGGTGATTCGGAGGAATCGAAATGAATGGATATTCAGAACAAGCAAGAGATATGCACATGGATAGAGAACTTGATGAACATCTTAAAAAACAAGAATGGGAAGATGAAGAGGACGATAGCTTTGAACCTCCCGAAGAAGAACCTTATAGTCACAAAGCAGAAGATGATTACGAATATGAGATTGAGGGAAGAATCAGATAACAATGAACATAATATCAAACACACCCGAAAAACATGCAAAAGAAAGGCATCTTAACCTAGTCCACGGGGATTTGTTGCCAGCTATATTTACAACCACAGGAGTATTGGCAAGCGTGGCGAGGTATCTTCTTATGTATGGTAGTCGAAATAGTGCCAAGAGTATAACCGCTGGCATTCATTACTGTTTTGCTTTGGGTGAAGTTTTGCCAAACAACATTGTGTTTGCTAGAGAGACAGCCAAGATAGTTAAGAAGTCTCAAATAAAGGCTGTAAAGACTGCTATTGATTATCTTGATGCCAAGATTCATGGTTATGCTGATGATTTCAAGTTTAGAGATTCCAGAGATGATGATGCTATAATCTACAAACCTAATGGTAATTCTATAAGCATTAGAAGTTTTGACTATCCCGATGCTATTAAGAGTTTTACAAATATGAATATGGCATGGTTGGAAGAAGCAGATAAGCTTTCAGAGTTCAACTATCGTATCATCAATAAGAGTATTCGTTCTGCCGACCCTAGGTGTACAGAGCAGTTATGTATGACATTCAATCCCGATAATGTGAACTCATGGACGAATAGAATATTCTTCCCCCCCGATACCACTACCTATGAGAAGGACGATGGTATGTTTGATTTGGTTACAAGCATAAAGAAAGATACTATAATACTGCATACTTGTTATAAGCACAATACCAAACTGACACCTAAGACAATAAAGGCTATTGAAGATGAAGCAGATGATGAATCAGCGAGAGTTGACAAAAGGGGATTATGGGGAAAGCCTACGCAAGGTTTAATATATCCAAACTATTCAATTACAGAAGATATGCCATTTGCTAGATTTAAGACACAGCAAGCAAAGATGAAGTACTATGACTATTATGGTTATACAATAGATTATGGATTCAATGCTCACCAAACTATTTTATTGGAATGTGGAATTAAAGACAACACATTGTTTATTAAAGAACACTTGTATGCAATGAGAATACATACTACTGACGTTGGTTCGGGTAGAAGAAATTTACAGAATATATTAGAAGAAAGACAAGTTGGTTTCGATGCTTCTATATATACAGATAAGCAACAAGGAAAAGATAATGAGCAATTAGCAGATTTAGGATATAACATTAAACCAGTAGCCAAGGGTTCGGGCAGTATTAAAGCTGGATTGATTGCCGTTAAGAATTATAATATAATTATAGAATTTGGCAGTCAAAACGTTAAAAATGAAATAGAATCTTATAGTTATGAGTTAGATAAGGAAACAGGTTTTTATACGGATATAGTTCCGAAGAACCAAGCCGACCATGCTATGGATGGAATGAGATACTTTGTTGTTGGTTCAACTGGTGTTTCAATGAAGCGTGGTTGGATTGGTGTAGTTAATAATAGTTAATAATAAAAAGAAAGAAAGAGAAAAATATGACAAAAGAATTACAGAAAAGATGTTATATATGTGGCTCCCTATTGGGTGCAAATCCCAAAATGAGAACCGCACAAGACGGAAATCAATATGTAATACCAATTTGTTCTGCATGTCGTCATCTTCTAAATAAGATTGATAAATATAAAACTCTAACGCCAGAACAGGTGGAAGAAGCAATACATAAAAGCAAGATGAAAACTAAGTTGCTCAATCTAATTAAAAATGAGCGTGATGTACCTCCAAAACATCTTGTTAGAAAAATGAGAATAAGGATTTACAATTACCATAAACTATGTATAGACAGAAAGGAAGCACGTCATGTTATTAGAAAAGCAAAAGCAGAAGCAAAAGCAAAAGCAGACAGTATTGCAAGGGAACAAGCCATTGAAGAGCAAGATGCCAAGCAAGTATAGGACTAGAGGATTACGAGTTGAGAAATATGGCTTATTGTTTCGTTCAACCACCGAGGTTGACTTCTATGAGTATTTGGAAGAGCTAAAGACTAAGGGTGTGATAAGAGCGTTCTACTATGAGCCTTTTAGTCTACCATTGGTTGATGCTACAACAGATGCCTTGGGTCGTAAGATTCAACAAGTAACATACACGATTGACTTCTTAATAGAACTAAATAATGGAAATCAGATATATATAGATACTAAAGGAGCTGGCATGCACGAAGCAGTAGCATCTACTAAAAGAAGTATTTTCATATCTCGATATCCCGACAAGGTTCTGTTCTGGGTGACTAATTCGCCTACTGGATATATTCACGATTGGTTTGAAGTTTCTCCTGCTTACGATATGTTGAAGACTGCTAAGAGAATGTACAACAAGCTCTATCCCGAATACAAAGGTAAGAGAAGCGAGAATAGACCACAGTTAGACGATGGCTTCATGAGAACCAATTTTCCTAATAATGCTGAAAAGTACTTTGGCATCTTTTGGAAGAGAGGGATTTCTACGGCTACTCAAAAGAAGTTTGTTATTAATTAGTAAAAGAAAGAAGGAATGTTATGAGTGAAATAAAAATCAGATACAGAATACTTGACAAAACCTACCACAAAATAGAGACGTTGATATTTACTCTTGAAGAAATAGAGAAAAACGAAAATCATATTTTAGAGTGTTTGAATAATAAACATACAGAAGTGTTATCAAGAGAAAGATACGCAGAAAAAGAAGACAAGGACGGTGTTGAGATATACGAGGGGGATATAATAAGTAATCCTAAATATGAAGAATCTTATGCCGTTGAATATGCGAAAACTCTTGCAGGATATGTTGGATATGGTGATGACAGAATTGCAGGATGTTATTTGATAATAGACGACGATATCGAGGTAATCGGCAACGTCCACGACAACCCCGAACTGGTGGAGAATAAGTGAATAATAAAAAATAACCACTAACAAAAAAGGAAACAACAACAATGAGTGAGAAAGCAAAACCACCTCTACTATGCGAGAAAGAACTCTGCAACTACTGTTCGGTATGCGAGTTCTGTGATTATGAGGAGTCGGAGTTGACTAAAGGGAATGACGATGCCTTTCTATACGATAAGTGCTTTTGCAGTTTGGGGTTTTGGGAAGCTGATTTGAGAAATTAATAAATAAAATAAAGGAATGATGATGATAAATTTATACAACGGTGATTGTTTGGAAGTGATGGATATGCTTATCGAAAATAAAAAGCACTACGATTTTACCTTTACAAGTCCACCGTATAACAGAATAAGAAATGATGTTTACAAGCATTATGACGACACAAAAGAAGATTACTTTTCTTTTATAGACGGGGTTATAAAAAGAGCGTTAAAGATTTCGACTTACGTGTTCTTTAATATCCAACAGACTTATTTCAACAGAAAAGATGTACATAAGATTATAGGAAAGTACTCTGATAAATTAGTTCAGAATATAATATGGGCGAAAACAAATCCTCAACCAAACCCAAATGTACACAGTGTTATAAACTCTTATGAGTATATATTAGTTTTTTCCAAAGATGAACCAAATGCAAGAGCTAAGATTATGGGAATTAAAAACATCATAGAATCCTCTGTTTTTTCTAGAAACAAATATTCAAAGATACATAGTGCCGTAATGAATCCTACTATTGCAAAATGGTTTGTAGATAGTTTTACGGAAGAAGGTGACTCTGTTTTAGATTGCTTTATGGATGTAGGAACTACAGGAATTGAATGTGTTAAAAACGATAGAGATTTCGTAGGTATAGAGTTGAGTAAGGAGTATTTCGACATATCTTATGGTAGGATAATCGATGCCACAAGGCAGTCTAAATTTAACTTTAAGGAGGGACGATGAATAACGAAGAACAGGAATACATAGAAGAAGAATACCCCATAGACCAACCAAGAGCATTGCCGATGAACATTAAGGCTGAAATTGGACTGCTAGGTTGCATTCTGCTAGACTACCAAAGAGTACTAGATATATGTTTTTATAAAGGATTAAATAATAGAGATGTGTTTTATCTTAAAGAGCATAAATTAGTCTTTCAAGCAATTATAAATCTGTATAATAAGAAAGGAGTGGTAGATTATGTAACCGTAGCAGAGTATCTTCAATCAAAAGATAAGTTAGTTAAGATTGGTGGATATATGTTTTTGGAAGATTTGATGAATCAAACTCCAACTTCTGCTCATGCGGAATGGTATATATCGCTTGTCTTAGATGCCTATATGCGAAGAAACATAATCACCAAATCAACCGATGTCATCGAAGCTTGCTATGATGTAGATATGAAGTCTGTGGAAGTTTTGGCTAAGGCTGAACAGTCTTTTATGGGATTGGCAAGCAATGTTGTCGAGGAAGCTAAATCGTGGAAAGATACCGTGGCTAACTCAATGGATGGATTGAACAAGTTAATAGAAGGAGACAAGACAGCTAATGGGATTCCTACTGGTTTTAGTAATTTGGATAGACAGTTGTTGGGATTAAGAAAGAGCGAGATGATTGTAATAGCGGCTACTCCTTCAATGGGAAAAACATCGCTAGCAATGAACATAGCTGAAAATATTGCTCTTGGTAACGTTTCTGATTTCCTTTCTAGGTCGGTTGGTATGTTCAGTCTTGAAATGTCGAACGATTCTTTGGCAACTAGAATGATTTGTTCTCATGCGGAAGTGTCAAGTTATGGATTGTCGCAAGGTTATTGTATTTCGGAAACTGTTAAGCATGAGTTAGCTGATTCCACAGAGATATTATCAAATGCCGATATTCATATTGACGATAGCGGTGGTTTAGATGTAATGGATATGCGTTCAAGAGCGAGAAGAATGAAAAAGAAGCATGATATTCAATTAATAATTATTGATTATCTTCAACTGTTGAACTGTAAGACACATGGCAGATTTGGAAGACAGTTGGAAACCGTTGCTATTTCGGGGCATATAAAAGCTATGGCAAAAGAACTTGATATTCCCGTGGTTGTTTTGAGTCAGTTAAGTCGAAAGGTTAATGATAGAGCCGATAAGATACCGATAATGTCCGACCTTAGAGACAGCGGGGCGATAGAGCAAGATGCAGATATTATTTGTATGCTACGAAGACCACACAAGAACGGAGAAAGACGATATGAAGAATTTCCAAGTCTCTCAATAGTAGATGTCTTAAAGAACAGAAATGGTTCTTGCGGAGAGGTATTCTTGAACTTCGAGGATAGCTTTACTAAGTTTAGCGATAGGCAAATTAGTTACGAGGAGGGGAGCTGATATGATAAACCTCTACAACGCAGACTGCCTTGAAGCAATGAGAAAAATGGAAGATAATCAATATGATTTGGCGATTGTTGACCCTCCTTATGGTTTGGGTAAAAGGACCACTGATGGAGGAGGTACAAATTCACAAATTAAATTTATGGATGATATAAGACGTAGTAACTGGGATGATTCAAAGCCAAAAAATATATATTTTACAGAACTTAAAAGAGTATCAAAAAACCAAATCATCTGGGGTGGTAATTATTTTGACTTACCACCCACAAGAACGGTTATCTGCTGGGAGAAAATGGTTGCAATTCAAACTATGTCTCAAATAGAAATGGCTTGGACTTCTTTTGATTCTCCTGCTAGAATTATAAAAATAAACAATACAGATAGAAATAGGTTTCACCCGACCCAAAAACCAGTCGCACTATACAAATGGCTCTTAGACAACTACGCAAAGCAAGGTGACACTATCCTCGACACGCACGGAGGTTCAATGTCAATAGCAATAGCTTGTCACGACATGGGCTTTGACTTAGACCTTTACGAGCTTGACAAAGATTATTTTGATGCAGGAAAGAAACGTCTTGAACATCATCAACTTCAACAACAATTCAGCTTTGAATAACAACAAAAGGAAAAATAATGGAAACAAAACACAGCAAAGATGCTAATGGAAG